TGGTAAGCCTGTAATTTTTTAAGGAGAATGATATGAGCGAACACAAGGAATCTTTAGTAAAGGTCCTCGAGTATATCGTTAATGATGAACAAGAGAAAGCGGCTGATCTACTTCACAACGTGTTTGTAGAGAAAGCTAAAAATCATTGGTCATCTCTACAAGAGAATGATGAAATTGTAGAAGACGAGATTGCTGATGAAGACCTAGACGAAACTATCGATCTTGACGAAGCTGACGATGATTCTGAGGACGACGAAGTAGAAGAAGCGATTGATGCCTCTGATGCTGAAGAAGATTTCTTAGATGATATTGAAACAGCCGAAGAAGAGATTGACCAAGAAGAAATCATGGACGATGAGGACATGGATGACGGAGATGCAGAAATGGATCTCGCAATGGACATGGAACCAGAAGCAGATGCAGAAGGTGATTCACCTGATGTTGAAGAAGCAATGGATGACGTGGAAGATGCTATTGCTGAACTTAGAGCCGCATTTGCAGAAATGCAAGGTGAAGAGCCAGCAGAAGAAGGCGACGATGACATGGAAGAAGCAGTTGATACTGTAGAAGCTATGGAAGAAGGCGCTACAATGACAGCGGTTAATGTATCACACAGTGACACAGCTGACAAAGCATCACCAGTAGCAGGACAAGCTAAAGCACCTAACGAGGCTAAAGCACATCACACACCAGGAGGCGACGAGTCAGGACGACCTGCTCCAGCCGCAAAAGACATGGGTGTTGACGGTCCACAAGAAGCTGGTTCACCGAGCCCTGCTCCAAAAGCCAAGGACGAAAATGTCAAATCAGAAAGTCCAATGAAAGGCGTAAAATAATATGAGTATTTCGCTAAAAGAACATCTTTCTTTTAATCAAGCAAATATTGTTACTGAAACAGTTGATGAAGGTAACGGTAAGAGCTTGTATATGAAGGGTATTTTTATAGAAGGCGATGTACGCAATCAGAACAACCGTATCTACACAAAAGATGAAATTCATAACGCTGTTAAAGCAATTAATGAAAAAATCAAAGGTGGATATAGTGTATTAGGCGAAGCTGATCACCCAGATGACCTGAATATCAATTTAGATCGTGTATCACACATGATCACTGAAATGGATACTGATGGCGCAAATGGGATCGGCAAGCTAAAACTATTACCTACTCCAATGGGAAACATTTGTAAAACCCTTATTGAAAGTGGGTGTCATTTAGGCGTGTCAAGCCGAGGCAGTGGCAATGTTAACGATAACGGCATAGTAAAGGATTTCGAAATCATTACAGTCGATATTGTTGCAAATCCGAGTGCACCTAGTGCTTATCCCGATCCAATCTATGAAAGAATTATGAATCATAGCCGGGGCAATGTATTGATGGATGTCGCTGAAGCAACTAGACACGACAAAGGCGCACAACGTTATCTCCAGGAAGAGGTGACTAACTTTATTAAAAACCTGAGATATAGGAGAGATTAATATGGCTCATGCAATGGATGAACTATTAAACTCAAATACGCTCTCCGAAGAGGTTAGATCTTCGTTATCTGAAGCTTGGGAGACCCAACTAACAGAAGCTCGTGAGTCAATCACAGCTGAACTTAGAGAAGAATTTGCACAGCGTTATGAAAATGACAAAGAGCAAATGGTCGAAGCTATGGATAATATGATCGGTGACGTTATTGGAAAAGAACTCGAAGAGTTCAAGCAAGATAAAGCACAGGTCGCAGAAGATCGTGTTGCTTATCGCAAGCACATGAAGGAACATGCAGTTGTTCTTGATAAGTTTGTGATGGAAACACTTGCGAAGGAAATACAAGAACTTCGCAACGATCGGAATGCTCAAGACGACAACATGACCAAGTTGGAAGGTTTCGTCATGGAGCAACTAACCAAAGAGCTCAATGAGTTTCATGAAGACAAACGCTCACTAGTTGAAGCAAAAGTCAAAATGATCAAAGAAGGCAAAGAGGTTATTAATCAAACTAAGGCAGACTTTATTAAAACAGCCGCAGGCAAAATTGAAGGAATTATGGAAAATACTATCCGTAACGAACTTAATACATTGCGTGAAGATATTCAAACAGCCAAAGAAAATCAATTTGGACGTAAGATATTTGAAACATATGCCGCTGAGTTTATGTCAAGTTACCTCAACGAAGGAACAGAAGTTTCTAAGTTGAACAAGGTAGTTGAAAGTCTACAAAGTGAGATTGAAAGCAAAGACAAAGCCATTGCTGAAAAGGAAGTGATGATAGCAGAAAGTGCAAAAACTGTACGGATTGCTAAAGACACAGCAGAAAGAAAGCAAATTATGCAAGAAATGATGCAACCTTTAAGCAAAGATCACAAAGAAATCATGGGTGCATTGCTTGAAAGTGTAAAAACAGACAAGCTACAGAATGCATTCAACAAGTATCTACCTTCAGTTTTGAAGGAAGACGCTAAAACTACTAAGAAGGTACTAAGTGAATCTAATACAGAAGTCACTGGAAACAAAGCAGAAGCATCAGCATCAGCTGAATCGCAAACAGCTGATATTGTTTACCTTCAAAAATTAGCCGGTATAAGTTAAGGAGACCGAAAATGGCAGACAATTTAATGGAAAATTGGAGCGAAACTAAAGCCGCTCTAACTGACGGTCTTACTGGAACGAAAAAGCAAGTTATGGAAACAACACTTGAGAACACTAAGAGCTACCTCTCAGAGGCGGCAACTAGTGGTGCTACTCAAGCTGGTAACGTTGCGACCCTTAACAAGGTTATCCTTCCAGTGATTAGACGTGTCATGCCAACAGTTATCGCCAACGAGATCGTTGGTGTACAGCCTATGACAGGCCCTGTTGGTCAAATTCATACTCTTAGAGTAAGATATGCAGAAACTTTTGACTCAGCTGTAGCTGGTGATGAGGCACTAAGCCCATTCCAGATTGCAACTGGTTACTCAGGTAATGCAACAACAAACAGAGCAGATGCTACATCAGTACTAGAAGGTACTGGTGGTAAGAAGCTCAGCATTCAAGTATTGAAGCAAACAGTCGAAGCAAAAACCAGAAAGCTATCAGCTCGCTGGACTTTTGAAGCGGCTCAAGATGCACAATCAATGCATGGATTGGACGTAGAAGCAGAAATCATGCAAGCACTAGCCCAAGAGATTACTGCTGAAATCGACCAAGAAATCATTGCTAGCTTGAATTCACTTGCAGGTGCTGCCGCTGATACATACGCACAAGGTAGCGTATCAGGTACAGCTACTTTCGTAGGTGACGAGCATGCCGCTCTTGCAGTTCTTATTAACAAGAATGCAAACACTATCGCCGCAAGAACAAGACGTGGCGCTGGTAACTGGGCAGTTGTTAGCCCAACAGTACTAACAGTACTACAAAGTGCTACAACTTCAGCGTTCGCAAGATCAACTGAAGGCGCTTTTGAAGCACCAACAAATACTAAATTTGTAGGTACTTTGAATGGCACAATGAGAATTTATGTAAACCAGTATGCGGCTAATGATGACGTACTTGTTGGTTACAAAGGTGCAACAGAAACAGACGCCGCGGCGTTCTATTGCCCATACATTCCGTTGATGTCAAGCGGTACAGTACTTGACCCAGGCACATTTGAGCCAGTAGTAAGCTTCATGACACGTTATGGTTATGTAGAGCTTTCAAACCAGGCTAGCTCACTTGGTAACGCGGCTGATTATCTCAGCAAAATCGCAGTTACAAGCGGTCAACTTGCATTTACCTAATAG